ACCACCTCCACCTCCAGCAACCTTGAGAACCATGTTTTAAACTCCATCGCCAGGGGTTATGTAAATAACTGCATTAGCCGTACTTGTGCCTGTAAAGTAGGCATTTGGTACAAAAGTCAAAATCTCATCTGTGCTTGGCAATAATGGGAAAGCCGTTCCACTACTGGTCACATTGGCAGAAGCAGCCGTAGCACTTGCAGCATCTACTCCATAACCCAAGAAAACAATCGTAGTACCGCTATTGATGATGCGATATTGATTACCGCCAATCGTAGTATTGGTGACTTGGACAGGGGTAGGAGCAGTTACACCAGCCGTAAAGGTTACGGTGTTACCAGTTTTAGTGAAGGCATTGATTCCCATGATTATCCTAACAAAGTTTTAAGGTCATCAATAGTTAAGCCAAGCGCAACTAATTTGTCGTGAGCAGCTTGCTTTTTCTGTTCTTCCGCAGTTTGCAATTCGGTAAGTTTGGCAGTAACGGTTTCGGGTACTATTGTTATGGGTGCGCCATTTGCATCAACAACCTCAAGAGTATTTACATCGTTAGTGCCGTAAATGGTAACTGCGTTAGAGTAAACAGCACGAACCGCATCATGAATAGTAATCATTGTGCAATCTCCAATAAAGTTAATGATGCTTGACCAGCATTAAGTCCAGAAGGGTTGTATTGCATACTTTGACTTCCATTGCCATTTGCAAAATAAACTGTGTAAGTTTGTGAGGAAGTTGAAGCTGGAGAATCTAAATAAGTGAAATTACAATTTCCTTGAATATTGCTAGCAGATGAATATGTTGAATTAAATCCTACATTTCCACCCAAAATATTAGATCCGCCTTTAAATAAAGTAACGGTTGCTTGTCCACCTTGAGCGCAAGTCATACCCGCAGAGTGAAGAATTAAAATTTTACTTGTAGAAAATTGCGGGGTAATTGTTGCTGAAAAAGAAGTGGTAACAAATGATGTTGAGGTTGTGCTTGGCTGAGATTGAGTTGTAGCAAAAACCGTCTGAATCACACTTCCAGCTTGAGCAGATGCAATACCGCCAACATTACTTAAACCGCTAATAGATCCTGTACCGTTGATTACGACTGACATATTAAGCTCCTAATGGCTTTTGATTAGCCTTAAATGTTTGATAAGCAGCCTTAACCTCATCTGTCCATGCAGCATTGCAAATATCTTGAACTTTCTGTTCTTGACCGCTAATGTCCATATCAGGGGTTAAAATCCAACGATGGAATGTTTTTGATACAAATTCACCATCTTTTTCAATGGTTGTGCATTGACGGACTTGAATATTCCAATCGTTTACTACTTCAATAACATCAATATTTGAGAATTCTGTAAGCGCCATTTTTATTCCTTAAGCCACAATGTAAGACATTTGCATACGAATTTCACCGCTGGTTGATTTAGAAGCTCCACCTAAAGATCCGTTATTATTAACATACAGCAATACATAAGTTGCATTGTTATTGACAATACCAACAAAAACTCCAGTATATGAATACCCACCATAAGCATTTAAAGCAACCAAACCACGACTATCATAAGAATTGTAATTAGTTGTAAATGGCAATCCACCAATTAAACCGCTTCCTGTACCAGTTTGATTTGACCAAGAAACATCACACTCAACAAAAACTTGTCTGCCTATTTTTGTGTAAGTGCCTTTTTGATTGGTATAAGTTGTAGTTCCAGCAGTTCCATCGCAATAATAAGTTGGTGTCCAAGTACCTTCTTCATAATCATTTAAAACAGTATTAGTTAAACCGCCTGATTTATTAAATTGAATCCCAGCATTAGCAACGGAAAATGTTAAGTTGCCACTAGCAGTAAATGTAGCCACATTCGTACCAGCAGACTGAATGGTTAAGTTACCAGTAGTATCGCCAGATAGAGCTACTCCACCAGCACCAGCCGTAATTGCGTTTAATATGCTCATGCTAATTGCTCCTCAGTAGGTCTTGGCAGAGTTGGGTGTTCCCATTTAGCAATGTAATCGCCTTTGCCGTCTGAATTGTTTTGAAGAAGAATTGTGCCTTTAGATAAAGTAAATTCTTCATCTGTTAAAGACGGATAAATTGTTTTGATTTTTTCGTATAAAGTCATTATGCACTCCGAACCATTGCGCCACTAAAATAAGTTTTGTAACTTCCGCTATAAACAGTAGGGGTAGTTGCGCTTGATGCTACATAAATTTCAATGTAATCTGTAGAACCATTGCAATAAACAATATCAGAAATGCCTGATGTAGTAGTGTTAAATACTGCTGCATAACCAGAAGAATTGAATTGATTGTATGAATAAATTGAACCGTTTTTATATATACAAACTTCTGTATATGTAGCGAATGATGCTCCAGACAATTCAGCACCGCCATTTATTTGATAATATCCAGCCACAGTTGGTGTAAATGTAGAAGAAGCAAAATTATTATTTGTGTCAAAGTTTTCTGTACCAAAGGTAACTTTTGTTAATGTGGAAGCAGAAATACTTTGATTTGAACTTGAATAAGCCCTAAACGCTGGCATATTGCCAGACACCATTGCAGTACCCGTAGCTGCGGGAAAAGTAACAGTTTGTGTGCCAGCCGTTGCTGGTACGGTTAGGGTGACTGCACCCGATGTATCGCCTGAGATAGCCACATTAGCCATGTCTTATATCCTTTAAACAATTACCCAACGGCTACCCGCTGGAATGGTTACGGTTACACCACTATTGACGGTGACATTGCCAGCACTCATGCCGTTTTTGCCAGTTGTCATAGTGTAGTTTTGAGTGATGGTTTGAGTGTTTTCATACACCGCACCGCCAGCAGAAGCGCCTGATCCAGCACCTCCACCCGCCAAAATCCAGTTTGTACCGTTATACACAACGGAATAAATACCGCCAGACAAAATCTCATTGGCAGACAGAGCAGTACCATCTTCGTTCAAAATGGTCGTAGCCGTCAGAATCGTAGAGCTATTAACTTGAACCTGGAGCGTAGTTGTGCCTGTATTGGCGTTTGCAGCCTTAAACTGCAAGAAAGTACCAGTAGCAACAGTAGTAGTGGTAATCCCTGATGGATAGTTTAGGATGATGGCGTTAGCCGTTCCTGTGTCCGCTACATAGTTACTGTAGTTATTAAGGTCATTTAGATACTGCGTAATCGTGTTGAAATTGGTATCTAATTGGGAAAGCGGGATCGTGCTAGTCGCAGTAGCAAAACTATTGGGTACGGATGATACGGGTTTAGTCACTAGAACCTCACTCTTAATTCGTGTTCAAATTCAAAACCGTTTAGCACAAAATTGGGGTTACTTGATGTTACTGTAATTCCTAAGTATTTACCATACTGTTGTGCATCAGTTTTGTACAATGCGTAGCCAGAAGTACCCCATCCAATCGTATTTCCAGAATTATTACTCCACCCTATAGTTTGCAGGGAATTGTTTTGCCAAGCAATAACAGAGGACAAAGTATAGGGGTTACTTGATCTATTTTCGTTATCTACCGTAGCGCTCATAGTTACAGTAGAGTTAGCTCCAGCCGTAGCTTCCACACCGATCTTCAAAGCCTGTTTTGTGCGGATTGGATCACCCATCGGCATCAAAGCAGTTTGCACTCGGCTAGTAATAGAGCTAGTAGAATCGTTGTAGAGCTTGTAAAGCTGGTTGTTTGATGTGCCGTAGAGCGTAATTTTGCCACCTACAGGCACAGAAGTGATGTAAGCTAGGCTATTGCCTTGACTGGTAATAAACCATTTTTTCTCAAAAAATACTGCCTGGATGTACCGATAGCTCTGAGTAAACACCGCATCGTAGTATCTGAAGTTAAATGCAGCGCACAAAATGTTATTGATCAGGACTTGTCCAGCATAAATTGGGCTATTAAAGTCAATATTTGGAAACATTCCATCTAAAGAATCCGATAATTTAGAGGTGGTTGAACCGACTAAGGCATAAACACCGTAGTCATTCATAAACAAGACCGATCTAAAGTACGGAAAAATGGCGTATGGGCGCTTAGAACCAACGGATGCGCTCACATTGGTGTTAGTAAATAAAGTTGTACCACTAGTAGTTACCCTAACATCTGAGAACACATTGATGGAATCATCGCCAAAAATGTACAAAAAGTTGTTAGCGGAAAGCAGATATTGGATGTTTCCATGCAGCGTACTGTCCGTTAGGGTTACCGCACCCGCAGAAACGCTTGTAAAGTCCGTATAAGAGCCAGCAGCGCTGTAATAGACTGTTCGCCCTTGGGCTATCCATACTCTGCCAGAAAAGGTTGCTATGGACACATTTTGCTGGGTTTGAACCGTTCCCTGCAATACGGCATTGTTTGATGCACCGCCACCTGAGATTGTGACAACCAAGTTGGCTGTATTAGTATATCCCGTACCAGGGTTGGTCATAATGACCTGGGTTACGACATTGCCTGTAACAATCGCTTGTGCAGCAGCTCCCGTACCACCACCGCCTGTAAAGCTAATAACCGTATTTGCTGCATTGGTGTATCCAGCGCCACCGTCAACCACATTGACCGATACTGTTCCTGTAGAAAAAGTAACCAAACTAGCTACGGCTGTTGCTCCTGATCCACCGCCACCGACAAAGGAAACCGTAGTATTTGCAGCATTGATATAGCCTGATCCAGCGTTAGATAGGCTTACAGAAGCTACCGTATTAGCGCCACCAGCAGTTAAAGTCGCTGTAGCATTAGCATTTGTGCCACCAGCCTGTGTGGGCGCTGAAATAATGACGGTAGGAGCTGAGGTATAGCCAGATCCCCGATTGACAATGCCTATAGAGCCTACAGAGCCGATAGATACGACATTGTTGCCATCCCAGCTAAAGTAACCCTTGTCAGGATCAAGAATCAGCATCCTGTCGTTGTACCATTGGGTACTTTCTACCCCAGTACCAGAGAATGTGCCAGCTACCGCTACATTGCCCTTGGTATTGTCGGTGACATTGTAGTATTGGGATGAGCCATCAGATAAAAAAGCGATTACATAGTCTTTAATACCGATATTGACCGAAGATAGTACGGTTACGGTATTGCTAAAGGTCACCACCGAGTTAGCAATACTGACATTTGAGGAATTGGGTACAACCTTTAAGTTTGCATAACCAATAGGCTGTGCGTTTTCAACCCATGAAAACTCAGCCTCATCAATCGCTGTGCGGTTAGCCTTGGTGTTAAGCCCTTTAAACTGCTTAACGACCTGGTAGGACTTTTTCTGTTCCGCAGCAGCCATTAGATCATCCCGCTATAGGTACTTGGAATCCTTCTCGTAAATGTCGTGTTGAGTACCGATGTAGCTTGCTTGAGGTACTCTTGTTTGAAGATTTCCGATTCTCCAAAACTTTGTTCGTAGAATTTAGCCAGGTAAGCTGCATAAAACTTCACGCAAGTGGTGTATGGATCAGTAATTGTATCTGCGGTAGATGCAGATGCTAAGGTCAATGCGTTAGGTAATACCACGCAATCTACTTCAATTTGGTAGATTTGATCTGGTACTGGACCTATGTAAATTTGCCCTTGTCCATACACGCTAAACGCTAATGGTCTGCCAATATAGTTTTGCCAGAAGCGTAGTCTGGTATTGAAGTCTGTCCATGCCAAGTAATCCAATGGCACACGAGTATTACCCCAGTACAGATTGATATTAACAATGTCCAAAACGGTATTGCCAGAGCTTGGCGATAGTGGGCTTGTTCCCATCAAGTTTGTTAGGGCTGCATAGCTAATGTTTTCGCAATTACCGACATATTGCAGGGTAGCTGTACCATCTGCAAAAGGTGTGCTTGGTGGATAATTGCTGTAATTATTTAATGTACTGACTGGGTATGGAGGAGCAGAAGTTCCTGAAGTACCGCCTGTAACATATTGATAAATATAGATATTATTAAATACAAAAGTATTTGCAGTAACCGCAGTACTAGCTACCCATTGTGTTGGATACGCTGGAGAAGCACCGTTAATCGTTGCCGATGGCGCTACCTGGCAAGGTGTTTGAGCTACAACAATTTCACGCAAACATCCAGTATCACGAACCACTCGCTCACGAGCAGAGTTAATGTAGTCGGTTAGCTGTTGGTCTGAATAAAAGTTACTGTTAGCATCATGGAGCAAGTACCTTACTTGAGTAATGTACCCAGATAAATTTGTGGACATTTAAGCTCCATAAATCATGCTACCGCCTGAAGGACTTTTCCCCCAGCCCGTTTTGAAGCGGGTAGGGGTACTCTTTCCACCAACGGGGATAACGATTGGTTCTTTTTAGGTGGTTCGGTGGATAACTCCCACTTGGCAAGTCGCTCTAAGCCACTTTCAAGTTCGTTGGTTGTTTTTACCCACCCAAGCCTAGCCAAATACTTCATTTTGTCCTCATCCTTGTAACCAAAAATGTGTCTTGCAAATTCTTCAGGAATCTCAACTGTTGATCCTTTTTTGAAGTCATAAAAAACACCACCGAAGCCATCTTTTAGGTCTTGGTCAGAATTATTGGTTACAAAGATATTAGACATTAAAAACTCACGACATCGCCAAATACGACAATATCGGCTGTGTTGGCATTGCCAGAAACAGTATTGATATTGACATATAGAGCTTGGGTTGTAAAACCAGTTACGGCTGTGTTTGCATTGTAAGGCGTAGCAATATTCAAGTCTTGATATGTACCAGCAGCAGTAATGGAGCTGAGTACCACATTGGCTACTACAGCATTAGAAATGTTGCCATCTTTGCTTGTAGTAATTGAAATATTTGCTGAAGCCAAACTTCCAGTAGGGTTTTGGATTGTTACTCTACGAAGAACAACAGATCCAGAACCTACTGCTGCATTAGCATTAGTTAAACCACCGCTTAAAAAAGGAAGGGTGATACCAGTAGTAGCACCGTTTCCAGATGTATTTAAAGCAGTAGCTCTAATGTAAGCAACACGACCATAGCCAATCGAATCAAGGTAAAACTGCCCTAATGAATCTGAATTAGCCATTTATTGCTCCTTAACTTGTGTAGGTGCTAGATACAGCCTGACCACCATTGACAGTAGCCAATGTGATTGTGGTGTTGGTTGTAGCATTTGCAGTCACATTCAAGCCGTCAGAAATAATTACACCGCCTGTGTTAGCAGCCAACAAGATGCTGTAGGTTGCCACATTGGTAGAGGTGTTATAAGCTGAAACGGCATTGATTGTGCAGTTAGCGTTAGGGAACACTAGGTATGTACCAGCAGGGATCACATTACCAGTTGTAGTAGCTGTTAATGTAGAAAGCTGCCAATACGCACCAGGCGTATTCGATGCTGTACCTGAAATCAGGATTTTATTTAAACCGAGTGACATAGCTAATTCTCCTTAGATAGAAATAGAGTTATAGCCAGAAACCCTGGTCATTGACTTAGGCTTGGTGCTTACTAATTCAGCAATCATCAAGACAGCGCCAACATAACCGATCTGCCAGTTTGGTAATGTGGATTCAAAACCAGTAAATACGAATGAACCTTGATCATGGATATACAAGGATAAGTAGTTGCTGTTAATGAAGTAAACAGTACCTTCTGGGCAATATGGATCTGGATAGATTGGAACACCAGCAACCATCAATGCTCGGAAAGCAGCTTGAGGTCCGTTGCTGTCACCATCAAAACCATGTCCTGGGGTAATAACATATTGCTCTTGACCAACATAGTCTTGAGCTAACAAAGTCCAAGTACCGAAACCGCAAACACCGAAAGTTGGAACTTCAGCGCCATTCTTTACAGTACCAGAGATGTACTGGAGAATGTTTTGACGAGTTGGGTTTACATTTCCTGCGTTGTAAACTTTAGACTTCCACCATGTATTAGCTGTACGGCTAATATTACCGTAGGTCACTAAGTTTGTACCGTCATCAATCGCACCAGGCAAGCCGATGAATTGTTGGGTATTGGTGTAGTTGTTGTACAAAGCAGTTGCCATTGCATCCATCATCACATTGGTTGCATCGTTCATACGAGCTTCAATGAGAGGAATGATTGCGTAGTCTTGCTGAACTGCACCTTCCATACCTAGGAAAGGTACTGGTGAGATCATCAGCTTGAGGTTGAACTCAGCGTTGTATGCACCCTGCTGGACTGAAGGCTGGTTGAAAGAACCAGAGTAGTCAGACCATTGAGCGTTAACAAACTGTGCGCCTTGAACTGGTACGGTTACTTGGGATACACCGCCTGAAGCCTGTTGACTGTTAGCAATCAAAGCAGCCATCAATGGTGTGCTGTTGTAAATCTGTACGACCAGCTTGGGGATAAATGCTCTACGAGTTACATAAGTTAACTCATTGTATTGCGATGAACCCGTTGCTGGAACTATTCCGCCACCTATTGGCATAATAATTCTCCATTAAAAGTAAATATCCCCATTTACTGCGTTATCAAATACCAATAGGTCTGCTGTTTTTACGCAGATCCATTAGCGCTTGTGCTGCCTCATTCCTTGCACCTTGAGTTGGGTTTTTCCAATACTTTGATAAGTCAAACTTGCTCATTGCGCTAGGGTTGTATCCCATGCTGTTGTTGCCCGCAGGAGTAGCTGCTTGCTTCATCCAATCCCAATACTGTGCTGCTGTTTCGTGATTGGTCATTCCCTGCTCCAGCATAAGTTTTTCGATTTCTGCGATGTCCTCGTCAGTTTGAGCCAAACCTTTTGATTTCAGTTTTTCTCTACGCTTTTCAAGTTCAGCGACAGCATCCTTTTCCCGCAGTTTAGCTTCTAATTGCATAACTCGTTCCTCGGCAGCATTTACCTTTTTCTCGGTATAGTCCTCGATCTCAAGTTCTGGAATTGGAAGATTAGGTCTAACTTTTTTTGTTAAACGCAATGCTTCTTTGCGGGTAGCGGGATTCTCAGCCAGCTCTTTCATCAAGAGAGCCAATTCATCCCGCTGTTCTAAACTAATATCTTCTAAGCTCATAATCTATCCCCTTGTCTTATTAGATAACTTTTTTGGTATCGCCAGGCTGGGACATAGACATCATGTTCTTGTATCCAGCTTTACCAGCGCCAGTCAAACCACCAAACTCTGAGTAACGAGGAGTGTTGATAACTTGACCATTTTTTTGATTGTTGTCAGTAGGTCTGCGAGGACTTGCTGAACCACGAGGTTTAAAGAGTTCCATAGTAATTCCTTACATTTGTGGAGTTGGAGAAGGCATACCGCCAGGCATACCGCCAGGTGACATACCAGGGATTGCTGGTGCTTGTGCCATTGCTTTACCTTCAGGCGTAGCACCACCAGCTTGAGGTAATGTTTGTAACATCTGCATAATTTCAGCGGGTTGCAATTCGTTGGTCTTAGCTTTCTTAGGACCAATAATTGAAGTCATACCACGAATAGCTTGTAGAACTTTCTGCCCTTCTGGGCTTTCGCTACCAATAGCTGGTAGAGATTGTTCTAGCAAATCCATTGCCATTGAAATATTGATCATTGCTGCTTCACGATTACCCATCTTAGGTTCAGGGGTACTCATTGGAGAACTCATTGGAGGTGCTGAAGCATCGGACATAGTTTGTCCAGCATCAGCAGCAGGAGGCAAACCGCCAGGAGTGGCTGAATCCTTCTGGCTTTGAATCATTTTCATCAGTTGATCTGAGGGTACGCCCATAATCATTTCCTATTCAATTACCGATAATCGTAATCTTAATACAACACTTGTCAAGTGGGGAGGTTTATTTAGTTTCCTCCTCCCCGTAGGACTTGTTTGGTCACCCAAAGCAATCCTTACGGATTACTTGCGAGCTTTACGACCTTTGCGAGCTTTACGCATTTTCATCT